CTGCCATAACAACCTGGGCGATATTTAAGCCTGACGTTGATGGAGATGAGGAATCAGAACAAATAATGTTGCTTGACGCAAAAAGAGTGCGCGTAGACTTTCCAGAACTGAAAAAATTGGCCTGGGATGAATATAAATATTGGGAGCCTGATTGCGTATTAATTGAAGCAAAAGCGTCTGGTACGCCATTGACTCAGGAGCTTAGGCGGATGGGAATACCAGTAACAGCCTATACTCCAAGCCGAGGGCAAGATAAGGTGGCAAGAATGAACTCTGTAGCGCCAATATTTGAAAGTGGTATGGTTTGGGCCCCAGAAGAAGATTTTAGTGACGAAGTTATTGAAGAAATGGCAAGCTTCCCTTACGGAGATCACGATGACTACTGCGATAGTGCCACAATGGCCCTGATGAGATTCAGGCAAGGTGGTTTTTTATCGCTTGAAGCAGACTATCCCGATGAAGCTGATTTTTTAAATAAGAGGCGTGTGGTGTATTATTAGCAACATTAGCACCTAGCAAAAGTAAAGTGTTACACTGAAATTATGGCCATAGAAAAAAGAGAACAAATTGCGAAAGATACGCCAGAGGTGCAAGTCACTGGCTCATCTGTCGAGGTTTTTCCAGAGGCTTCTCGTGCAGATCAAATCAGAGACGCTGCTGAAATATTAGTTTCAGAAGAAGGTGTTTTATTGGGCGACGAGCAATTAGAAGAAGACGTTCCCCCAATGGAATTTGGCGCGAATTTGTCCGATTTTATTGATGACAAAATTTTAAAAAAGATTGCTTCTGATATTTTAGCGTCAATCAACCAAGACAAAGAATCAAGATCAGACTGGGAAAAAACTTATACCGACGGTCTCAAATATTTAGGCATGAAGTTTGATGAGGGTAGATCACAACCTTTTGAGGGTAGCTCTGGCGTTATTCACCCTATTTTGGCAGAGGCCGTTACCCAATTCCAGGCACAGGCATACAAAGAAATGTTGCCGCAAAAAGGGCCTGTAAAAACACAAATTATTGGCGCGAGGACTGTTGAGACTGAAACGCAAGCTGATCGCGTTCAGGAATTTATGAACTTCTACATTATGAATGTAATGGAAGATTATGACCCTGAGCTGGATATGCTGTTGTTTTATCTTCCTTTGGCTGGCAGCGCCTTTAAAAAAGTATATTTCGATAACGTATTAAATAGAGCGGTTTCTAAGTTTATAGCCCCTGAAGATTTGATTGTGCCTTATGAGGCATCCGATCTTTCTAGTGCCGAGCGTGTTACGCACGCCATAAGCATGTCTGTGAACGAAATTAAAAAACAACAACTTTCTGGGTTCTATGCAGACGTGGATGTCGGTGTAAATTCTTATGATGGCGATGAATCGGAAGTTGAAACCGAAATAGATAAATTGCAAGGCATCAAGGCAAGTTATGCAGAAGACAGGGACCATAATGTTTTTGAAGTACACACCATTCTAGATTTAGAAGGGTTTGAGGACATGAACTTTATTGGAGAGCCTACAGGTCTCAAGTTGCCATACGTTGTTACGATTGACGAACAATCAGAGCAAGTATTAGCAATTAGGCGGAACTTTAATGAAGGAGATCCTTACAAAAACAAGATTAATTTCTTTGTGCAATACAAGTTTTTACCTGGGCTTGGGTTTTATGGTTTAGGTCTGTCACACATGATTGGCGGAATATCAAAAGCAAGCACGTCAATTCTAAGACAATTGATTGATGCCGGAACATTGGCCAATTTGCCAGCTGGCTTTAAAGCCAGGGGTATGCGAATCAGAGATGAAGATGAACCGCTTCAGCCAGGCGAGTTTAGAGATATTGACACAACCGGCGGATCGCTAAGAGATAACCTTATCCCGCTGCCAATTAAAGAACCAAGCCAGGTGCTTATGTCGTTGCTGGGCATTCTTGTCGATTCTGGAAAGCGGTTTGCAGCAATAGCTGACACGAATATAGGTGATGCGAACGCCGCAATGCCAGTCGGCACTACTGTAGCTTTATTAGAGCGCGGCACCAAGGTGATGAGTGCTATTCACAAAAGGCTGCACTATTCCCAGCGGCTTGAGTTCCAATTGCTTGCTAAAGTATTTTCCGAATATTTGCCACCAGATTACGGATATGACACAGGCACTGGTCCTGGTGCAATCAAGCAAACAGATTTTGATGATCGTATCGACATTGTTCCTGTTTCAGATCCGAACATTTTTTCACAAAGCCAAAGAATCACGCTTGCCCAAGAGCTGTTGACAATGGTGCAGAGCAACCCAGAGATCCATGGACCCATTGGGATGTTTGAAGCTTACAAGAGAATGTATGCGGCTTTAGGGGTGGACAATGCTGAGACTCTGTTACAACCACCTCCAGACCTGACCCCTAAACCAATCGATTCGGGATTAGAAAATGCCGGCTTGATGATGGGCCAACCCCAACAAGCTTTTGAATCGCAAAATCACCAATCTCATATTGAAGCGCATAGAAGTTTGTTTTTGACGCAGGTGGTCAAAGAAAACCCACAGATACAGTCAATCATCATTAGCCATTGTATGCAGCATTTGCAGTTTATGGCTTCTCAACTTGCGCAAGAACAAATACCGGATGAAGTAAAAGAACGCATTCAAGGGGTGCAAGGGCAAATGCAACAGTTGCCACCAGACCAGGCGCAAGCAGCTGCAACAGAAATACAGATGTTAAATGATCAATTTGCTGCGCCAATACTGGCTCAGCTGACGCAAGAGTTTTTACAATCTATTGGCCAGGGTGGTGACGATCCACTGGTGGCGATACGTCAACAAGAATTAGACCTGAAAGATAAGCAAATGGACCAAGAACAGACCCAGTTTGAAATGAAACAGGGTCAGCGAAGCCAAGAAAAATTGTTAGAAAATGAAATCCAGCGTCAGCGTATAAATGTGCAAAAAGATGTTGCTGATGATAAGCTGGATGTGTCAATTCAAAGACTGAGGCAGCAAGCGGACCTGAAGCTGCGAGAATTGGAACAAAAAATGAGAGGCTAGGTCCAGGAGTGGAAACATGAACAGTGATAGAGTCGATGAAATTGCGGCGCTAAGAGTGCAAAAGAAACTGGACCGCGAAGCGGAAGTGGAAGCTCGTGAGGCTAACGAGGCTGAAGAAGCTAAGTCACACGCAGCAAACATGGCAAGAATAGCTAAAAAAATGGCTAGCATTGAGGCTGGAAACAATACTGTAGTTGAAGAGCCAGCAGCAGCTGAAGAACCGGCTGCAAAACTAAAAGCGGCGCCCAAAAAGAAAAAGGCTCCCGCGAAAAAACCAGCGGCTAAAGCAAAAGGGAAGTCAAAAGGCAGATCTAAAGGTTCAAAAAATAGAAAATAGGAGACGTGTTATGGCTATCAAAAAGGTGCCAAGCAACAAGTCGTTTGATAAACCAAATCCTAATGCGATTGGTAAAAACAACGGCGTTACCGCAACTGTCAATATGAAAGGCAAGGGTGCGGCAACGAAAGGTTTGAAATTTAAAGTTAGGAATTAAGCGGGCATCCTTGCCGAGAAATGGAAGAACTTACTTATTTTGATTTTGTTAAGAAATTAATCAGGGAGCGGGAAAGGCAGATCTCTGAGACACTTATGTCTGGAGCATTAGAAAGTATAGAACATTATAAATTTTTGCAAGGCGAGCTAAATGCGTTATACTATATTGAAGGTGAGCTGAAAGAGCTTAACAAGGAAAAATAATAGTATGGCGGAGGCAGCGACAGAAACGGTTTTAGATGCGTATGTCGATCTAGAGGACAGGGTTTTAGATCCTACGCTTTTAGATCAATCTGTTTTAGACCGAATGCCACAGCCAACCGGCTGGCGAATGCTCGTATTACCCTATGGCGGCAAACAAAAATCAAAGGGCGGCATCTTGCTTACACAAGAAACGCTTGATAAAGAAGCTTTGGCCACGGTGGTTGCTTATGTAGTTAAACAAGGTCCTTTATGTTACGGCGACAAAGAGAAATATGGCGAAGAGAAATGGTGCGAAGAGAAGCAATGGGTTCTCATTGGCCGTTACTCTGGGGCCAGATTTAAGCTGGACGATGGCGCAGAGGTCCGAATTATTAATGATGATGAGGTTATCGCCACAATCTTATCGCCAGATGATATACTGAGTGTTTAATTATGATAGAAAATGAAAATCAGGCCAAAGTAGAAGAAGAACAAATCGAGGTTAGTGTCGAAGATGATGCTGTAACAAGCCAGGACGACGAGCTAGAAAATTACACTAAATCGGTTTCCAAAAGAATTAATAAGCTGAACGCCAAAACGCGAGCAGCTGAAGAAAGAGCAGCGATGGCTGAGCAAATAGCGCAGTCGCGTGAGGCAGAAATACATGCTCTTAGAAATCATTCACAGATACAAGCCGGCACCGTTATACAAAATCAAGAAGCGGCAATTATTGCCAAAGAACAGCAAGCCGATGACCTTTATAAACAGGCGGTTCAATCTGGCGATGCGGGCCTAATGAGCAGAGCGGACACTTTGAAGAGTGATCTGAGCATCCAAAAAGAAAAAGTTAGGCTTGCTAAAAATAGACAGCAGAGCGAACAGGCTCAACAGGCTCAATATCAACAAGCTATTCAACAACAGCCCGCACAACAACAACCCGTTGTAGAGCCAACGCCGGAAGCGCTTGGCTGGTATGAAAAAAATAAATGGTATGGAGATGCAGAAGACCAGGGCAATTTAGAGGCTACCCAGTACGCATATTTCCAACACTATAATTTAATCAACGAAGGGCATGAGCCAGATTCTGATGAGTATTATGACGAATTGAACAATCGAGTTTATAAAGTTTACCCACATTTGCAAAACGCAAATGTTGGAAATCAAGGCGAGCAAGGTGAAGCTAAACCCGCTGTGCAAAGAGTTGCTTCCGCCACTGTAGGTAGTGGTCGTCAAAAAACACAAGGCAGAAAGACCGGCGTTACGTTTTCCAAGTCAGAAGTAGAGCGCCTTAGAGGGCTAAAGCCGCACAACATGAGCGAAGACGCTTGGTTGAAGCGCGTGGCGGCTGAAAAGCAAAAAATTGCATCTAGGGAGGCAATGTAAGATGACGGAAGAAAAAAAAGTAGCAGATAGAAATTCTCGTGATTCCGAGACGCACGATAAAGAAACTCGCAGGAAACCATGGCGACCCGTAAGAAGGCTAGAAACACCGCCGGCTCCTCCAGGGTATACATACCGATGGATTCGGGAGTCAATGTTGGGCAAAGAGGACCGCGCAAACGTCAGTAGACGTTTAAGAGAGGGATGGGAACTCGTAAGAGGGACTGATCTTCCTAGTGATTGGGAATTACCAACAGCGGACGAGCATAGCCGACATGCCGGGATCGTTTATAATGACGGATTGCTTCTTGCCAAAATACCTGATGAGACCATTCAAGAGCGCCACGATTACTATGAAGGTGTATCTCGTGCTGCTGTGGGTGCGTTAGATAATACGATGTTTGAATCATCCACCAGAGATAGTCGATATGTCAAGTATCATCCCGAACGGGATTCAAGAGTATCCTTCGGCAAAAAATAACTGGTGCAGAAATGCACTTAACCAACAATCTATAGGAGTACAAAATGGCGAATAAAGACGCTTCTTTTGGATTAAAGCCTGTAAAGATGATTGGTGGGTCACCATATAATGGTGGTGTATCTCGTTATAGAATTGCTGCAAACTACGGAACTGCGATTTATCAGGGCGACCTGGTTATGCAAGTAACTGGTGGTGGTGTAGAAATACACGCTGTTAGTGGAACGGTACCGTTAGTAGGCGTATTCAACGGATGCAAATACACAGACCCAACAACTGGCGAACAGGTCTTTAAAAACTATTATCCGGCAAGCACGAATGCTTCTGACATTGAAGCTTTTATCATTGACGACCCAATGGTTGTTTTTGAGATACAAGCTGACGAAGCTTTCCCTGTTGCAGACTTGCTGGGAAATTTTGATACCATCAAAACCAACTCTGGGTCTACCAAAACCGGTATATCTGGCGACGAGGTTGATGTATCTACAGGTGCAACAACTGCAACTTTACCCCTGAAAGTGATTGACATCTCTCAGGACCCCAATAACCAAGACGTCGGCTCCGCCAACACGAATGTGTATGCTGTTATACAGAATCATGTTTTTGGTGTGAAAGCTGCTGGGCTAGCTTAAAAGGAGGAGTAACTTATGGCTATTTCAAGAGCACAATTAGCAAAAGAGCTAGAACCAGGTCTGAATTCCTTATTTGGTTTATCGTATGATGAATATACGCAGGAATACGCTGAAATCTTCTCAGTCGAAGACTCACAACGAGCCTTTGAAGAAGAAGTTTTAATCACAGGCTTTGGCGGCGCTCCTACAAAAACGGAAGGTGGTTCGGTTGATTTTGACCAAGCTACTGAAAGTTATACGAGCAGATATACGCACGATACAATCGCGCTTGCCTTAAATGTAAGGGCCGCTGCGTAGGAATATGCAAGCGATAAGATGGTGAATTCAGTGAAACTCTCAATTGAGACAATGCTGAGCCAAGCTGATAGCAATATCA